ACCATTAAAATGTAGATCTACCGAAACGTTTTCCGCGCCTCCTGCATCTCCGCTGCTTGCTTGTATGTTAACTAATGTACATGCCCACTCAATTATAGTACCATCGCTATATGTCAATCTTGCTTGTGTCTCTCTTGCTGACCCAAAACCATATCTTATAGCTGGTGCAAATATGTAGTCTTGTGCAGTATCACCACTTTTACGTTTACCGCTTAACGTCAACGTTACTTGTCCGCCTGTCACGTCCGTGTGCCCAAAACCTGCATCGCACAAATAATAGCCTTGATTTAAAACCTCTGACATTGAGTTCCCTATGTTTTCAAAACCACATGCTAGGTTTGCCCAACTAGCCACACCGCTTGGATTTACATTTATTTGTACTGTGTTTTCTCTTGCTAATTCTAATCCCATTTATTGTCACTCCTTATTTTTTACTCGTGTATGTATACTTGCATCTCAACAAGTGCGTTATATAGCCACTCTTTTGTAGATAAATCTCTATCTACATAAGATGGGCTGTTTGTTGTTACTACGTCTAATATCTGCCATGTTGCACCCTCGTCTTTGTGCTTGTTTAGTGCTCTTAAAATCAAACTATATTTTTGCAACATATCTTGTAGATTTGTACTTTTTGCATTTATAGCAACTGTGATATTAAATAATAAAGAGTTATCTAAATGTTTGATTGGTGAGCCGCTGCCAAGATAAAGCGAAAATCCTCCACTTGCTGGAATACTCCCCACGCTACACGTTGTGATATCATCTATCACGTTTTTTATTGATTGTTGTACCTCGTCAAACATCTTTAATCACTCCTTACTATTGCATCTGCTATAGTCTGATATTTTGCCATGTTTTTATCTTTTGCTTTGTGACCCCACATCAACGATGCGTTGGGGTTTCTGTCTTTTACTGGACTTCCAAAATAATATATTTTTCTGACATAATCGGTTTTCCATATTATTTTGCCACTTGGCAACAAACTAAATCTTATGCCACTTCTTTTTGTCTCTCCAGTATCTTCCCTGCAAAAATAATTGGCATCTTTTAAAAATTCATTTGACACGACTAATATTATTTTATCTTTTTTCCGATTGATTTTTTGTTGTATTGCTTGATAATTTATATCAACAATCATATTATATCAACCCAATTTCTAAGTGATGCAATTTATCAGTATACGGATAATCTATAGATACAATCTTATAATCTTTATTATTAAAATTAATTGTATCATCAATATTAAATGCTGTATAGCTTGATAATTTGCAATCTACAAACATCATTGCTGATGTTGTAATTTGTTGATTGTCTTTGTTAGTGACTAGTTGACGTTTTGGCTCAACTCTTACTTTTGTGACTGTTGTTGATGTTGTAAAACTCTCATTGCCCCAGTCATCCGTTGTTTTGCCAGTTTTTAAAGCGATACTATGTATTAAAAGTATTGCAGGGATTTGTTGTATTATCAACTATATCAACTCCTCCACAATAAAGTAACCCTGTGCCTGATAGATACATATACAACATCGGTGGAATTGTTACCCCGTATACGCTATTTGTGCCACTGCTGGAGTTTTTGCCATAGCTAAAACTGCCAATTGACACGCTTGTCAAGTCATCTACTGACTGTGCTAATGTTGTAACTCCGCCATTTATTTGTATTGACTCGCATAATGCACATGTCGCCTTTTTTATTTTGTTTTGTACAGACAAGGGATAAGAAGATATCCCTTTATCTGAAACTTTATTAAATGTTATCACGTCAATAATATCTGAGGCACGCTCTGATATTATGTTAAAATCGTCATCACTAATAGTTGTTGTTGTAAATGCTGTATAGTCACTTTTAACTATGTACGCCATAACGTGCCCCCTTTATTTATTAACCACTCGTAACTGTTGTATTACCTGCCTTAACTGCTAGCTTGCTAGCGTTAACCTCGGCGATTGTAATCTTATGCCCAGTCGTTGCAGTAATCTCTGCAGTGCCATTCCATGCTGTCCATGAAGTCAAGTCTTGACCGATTGTAACGCTTGGTGCTGTTGTTGCGTGTGTCGAGTAAACGTATGTGTTACCAGTTAACTTAGTAGGAGTTACTGTAATTGCTGTTTTACCACTTGCACCTGCTGTTGATGTTACTGTTAATACGTCAAGTAGTAAATTCTTTTTGATTACAACTTTTTCAGCGTTTGAAACTCTAAAACCTGCGTTAATCTCAACTTGTGCTAGTGTGCCAACAAAAGACTCTGCATCTCTTAAACGCATAGCATTTAAATTCTTTACAATTTGTAACGTTGTGCTGTCTTACATTATAAAGTCTACATCTGATAAGTCAACTAATCTCTCTGTACCTGCATAATCAAAGTATGTTGCTTGCTCGTTGTCCAACAAGTCACCCTCATACCATGTCATTCCCAACCACATACCAACTCTACCAGTTGTTAGCGTATTTTCATTTTTGCTTGGTGTATAATCTCCGCCAGCCAACTCTAGCATTGATGAGTAAACCGCTACACTTGCAATAACTGTGTCAGGTTTTGCATAATTAGCTCTTAATGCTTTTCTCGCTGTTAAAACATAAGATTTAATATTATCTTTTGTAATTGCTGTGTAGTCTGCTAAGTCTGTGCCCTCGTATGCTAAACAAGCAAGAGCGGAATACTGCCATCCCTCTTGTATATCTTTGATCGCTGTAGATAATGTCTCATCCGCAACTTTATACTGTACACTGTTTGCCGCAACCTCATAGATTTTTTTAGATTTTCTGAAACTATTGTTTAGTCTCAAGTCAATCAATGTATTAGCAATGTTTTCATTGGAAAAATCACCCGCTGGAGTTGTTGGTTTTACTGCACTATCACGTGTAGTTTTATAAATCTTAACTAAACCAGCGTTTGCATCGCCTTGGTATTGGTCATTGTAAGTTTTGCCAGGTTGTATAATTGCATCGCCGTATAGATTTGGCTCTAAAATTTTACTGTATCCCTCATCTACGTTAAACCCATTGTATTGTGTTGCCATAAATGTCACTCACTTTCTTAACCCTTATAATATGGGTTATCCTTGTATTTACTTTGTATGTACTGCTCATCTGCAGTCATTTGATTGTTTGGTGTTTGCTGTTGCCCTGTCGTGATTACTTCTTGTTCTGCACCAAATCCCCACGAGTAGTCCTTTTTGATTGTTTCTAATTGCTCATCTAAACCTATGATTTTATCATTGTCCACTATGATTTTTGTAGTGTCTACCATAGATTTAAATACATGTGCGTTTTTTGCCCCTGCTTTAATCAATGCGTTTTCAACCGATAGTTCGATTTTGGTTTGTTTTAGTTGGTTTTCAAAATCAGTTTTTGATTTGCTGTTTTCGTCTTGTAATTCCTTGATTTTAGCCTCAAAAGCTGATGCATCAACTTTCTTAAGTTCTTCCAGTTGTTTATCACGTTCCATAATTTGTTTTTCATAATCAACTTTTATTTTTTCATCCACTTTTGACTTAGTAGCCTCTATATCTTTACCATGCAATTCCATTATTTTATCTATTGCATCTTTTGATAATTCTAAGTCTTTTAAATCTTCTCTTTTCATAAAATGCTCCTTTACACTATGCTTTAACGTTGTCGCTTAACGTGTGTTCACTTCGTTTTACGTCCAGTTTGACATATTTTAGATTTCCCTGTACGCTCTGCGTGTCCTGCCAGTGTCTTTCAAAAACTGCCTATATTGTTTTTCCGTTTCGCTTGGTTCTTCGCCAACTTTTAGCCCTGCTGACTTTTGTATTTCACGCTCTGCGTTTTCTTTACGCAATTTACGCTCATATTCTCTTTGTTTTTGTGATTGCTCGTAAATTTCGTTGTTTTTATCCATGTCAGAAGTCGGTTTAAAAGTTTGCTGACTTAATCCCTCAAAAAAAGGATAAAAATCATGCGTACAATTTATCCCTTTCAACCCCTCAATAGTACCATAATTTGTTGACGTTGTCAAGTGTGCATACTTTTTGTGTTTGCCACTTATGCTATAGATTTTTCCCTGCCATTTTGCGTGAGATGGTCTTGCTCCGCTGTGACTTGATACCTCTACTAAATCCTGTCCCCAGTCATTAGCACGTTCCAATTGCATAAGCCCTGCTGTTTGTGATGTTGATGTTACTATCATTGTACGTATTGCACTTGATACCGTACGTCTTGTTTTTTTTCCTTTTTCGCTTATATAATTAATACCAGTTATACCTTTGTTTGCAAGTGCTTTAGTTGCTCGCTCTACTGCATCTATATGTGACATGTTCCCAGTCCTTACATCGAGATAAGTTTGATTTACAATATCTCTAAATGCTTTTTTGCTCATGTTTAAAGCTGTTGTATTAACACTGTTTTTGTATTTGCGTGTATTTTTAATTGCAGCGGTTAATATTTGTTTATAGTATGCTTTTTTAGTTGCATCTCCAGCCTTATTTTTGATTAGCCCTTTATCAAGTGCCATTTTATAGATTAAGTCTTGATTATATAAAGCAGTTGTGATTGCTAGATTAAGAGTTTTAGATATATCATTATCATTAACCCCATTTGTGTTTATTATCTTTTGTGCTTTTTTTGCCATTTGGTTAACAAGTAATAAATTTTTATCTCGCCAATTTTCAATATCTTCATCTTCTTCAATATTCAAAAAACTAGCAATAAGTTTTAATAATAATAGTTCCGTCAATTGCCCTTTTTCTTCTATTTCTTTTGTGATTTCCTCGTAATCTTCTTCTCGCAACATTAAACATCACTTCCAATGTCCGTTTCTTCTGTTAATCCTTTTCTGCTTTCAATCTCAGCCATTTTCTCAATTGCTTGTTCCTTTGTCAATCCTTTTACTTCCACCCAATATCCTACAGCATCGTCAACTTCAGCTGATATCTCAAGCAATTTTCTTTTAGCTAGTGCTTCAGTATCTTCGATTATACTATCATCAAACGAGATACTAATTTCTTCTTCTTTTCTTCCTGCCAAAAATAGTATTGATTTTACCATGTCTTTTAATGCTTTTTCTAAAATTATTTCATCTTTTTTAATTCTTCTAAATAATTTGCTGTTTTGCGATATTATAGCTGTTGCAGTTTGCGTATTATCTACATCAAACTTGTAATAGCCCTTGCCAAAACCACACTTTTCTGATAAAATATCCAAAGCTTGATTAAGACCTGATATGTATGCATCGTATCTAATATCACTGTTTATCTCTTGTATCTTGCTGTTTGCATCTTGCCCCGGGAACATTTGAAATATAGGGTCGGATGGATCAAACGTTGGCCTTGTTTGTCCGCTCTCATAATCAACGTTAAGCATAGAGTCATCGACAAACACACGTTTACGTGACAGATTATACTCTGCATCAAAACTATCATAGATATTGTCAACTACTTTGACATCATCAATAGCATTAGCAAAGCAAGATATACCCATACAGCTTGTAATATCAAAATTATTAGCAATGTTTGGCCTAATAATCTGAAAAAACGGATATGGTGATTTGGTATAATATATATCTTTGATTGTATCATTTTGCAACTTATTGCCTTTATCGTCAAAAAAATCATTGTATATCACGTAAACACCATTTTGCTTTAAGTGTCTCTGTATAAAATAAACTTTGTTTTTGCCTTGTGTTTGCTCAGTGCAAAAAGCACAATCTATAATTTGTTTGTTTTTAGTCCTCAGCGGATAGATGTTAGATGCTGTTACAAAGTCAATTGATATCTCGTTGTTGTCGAGATATTCAACAAGTGCACCAGTTCCAAAAGCGTTTATATACTCAACGAGTTCATTCCCTTGCACCCAAAAATTATTGATATCAAGTATATTATCCAATAAAGCTTGGTTGCTTTCAGATACTGTAATATTAACTTTTTCATTAAGCAACAGATCCGCTTTATCTTCGCACATTTTCTTAGCCATATTCAATGTTTTGCGCGTTCTTGTTATGTTTTGTTTACCGTTATAAATATTGATATTGTGCCAATCATTACAACCTTGATACCAATCTTTCCATAACTTTTCTTTTTGTCTGTGGCATTTTGTCACTAAGACATTATGCCCCAAATTTATTAGTATGTCCTCAATTGTTTGTGTCTTATTTTGCATCTACTCACTCCTCACTTGTATTGCTTGTGTTATTTGTTGCATTAAACTCTCCGTGCTGTATTCTTGAGCATCGAGAGTATCGATGTTCATTTTTCCGTCGTCAAGCCTTATATCTTTAGTTGTCCCTTGTTGCCACACTGCGTTTTGGAAAGCTTCAATTGTCTTTTTGCAATGTCCCATGATTTTGTACGCATCACAACCAAACATCATATTGTAAAATCTTATACGCTCTGTAATCTCACCTTTGCGAGCGTTTTTTACAACTAAAGCTATGCCTTGTTTTGCTAACTCGTTTTTAAAACTCCTAATTATTGTTTGCTCTGCACTATCTGCATAAGCCTCGAGTATTTTATATTGTAACTGATTTTTTTTGACAAACTTACAAAACTCATTAGCTAGTTGTGTTGCATCTAACTCATCTTTGCTATAGTACTCATCAAGTGTTATCACCTGTTTAAGCCCTTGCGTATATCCAGTTAATTGGAATGTATTAGCTGATCCATTACCGCCAAAGTCAATACCAATTGTTGCAAATATAATATTTGGAACTTTATGCAAAACATAATTTTGAGGATTTGCAGTAAATTTATTATAAATACACCCCTCGGCTGCTACCCAGTTACCTAAAATAAACCTATCATAATAAACGCCACAATACTCTTTTTTGATATTTGTAACGTAATCACTTGGCAACATCAAATTATCATCAATCAAAAATTTTATAACTAACATATCTAAATCATTTTGTTTTTTGATGTAATCAGTCATCAACCAGTGCATCGGATTATCGGGATTTGTAGTTGCTATTAATTTAGCTTTTGGTGCTCTTAATCTGCTTAAAAGCATCGTAAAAAAGTCTTTTGGGAATAATGTTAGCTCGTCACAGTACGCCCCTTGTAAAGTTAATCCTCGTATTTTGCCCTCACTCTTTGCATCTGCTGCACCCTCTAATAATATTGTACGACCAAACAATAATCCTTCTTTTGTTGATACGCTAAAACTAAAATTAGACTCTCCTATCAAGTCTTGGAGTGGTAACAAACAGTTGTTTTTTAAAGTTGTAAGAGTTTTTGCACACATCATATATAAGCCTTGCTTTGGCATAGTAGCAACCCAAAAAGCCCATGCAACTAAGCTTATCCACGTCTTTCCACTTGATACAGAACCCTCTAATATATTTATACGTGATAATGTATTGCTTTGTATTCTTTTTAAAAAATCTTTTTGCTTAGGATTGTAAGTCTGAGTCATCACTTTTCAACCCCTCAATTAATTTTTCAAGAATCCCGTTTTC